TAGGCTTGATGCCACGCTTGCGGAGAGCTTTGGAGAAGGCGGCGACACCAGAAAGCGTGCCATGGTCTGTGATCGCACAAGACTTGTAGCCAAGCTTTTCACATCTGCTAGCAATTGCATCTGGTTTTGAGTTTGAGTCCAGAAGGCTGTACATCGAATGGACATGAAGTGGAACCCAGCTCATTTATCGCCCCCGCCCGCTTTCATCCGACATTTTATGATCAGCGCCAGATATTCTTCCCCAAGAACATATGGCATCGAGAAGTAAAAAGCGATGGCCCCGACCATATTGGCCGGGACCACGCCCAGACAAATCAGCGATTATCGCCGCTCCCTGTCAGAGTGCCACGCTCCTGGCGGCTTTTCAATTTCGCCAGATTCCGCTTGGCGACTTCCTCAAGGGTCACCCCCAGGTCGGTAGCCAAATTGGCTGCGTACCAGAGGACATCGCCCAGTTCGTCCACCAACTGAGTTCGCTTGTCGTCGGTCAAATTTCCGGCGTCGTCACGCAGAATTTTTTTGGCTTTGTTGCACACCTCGCCAGCTTCGCCAGCCAATCCAAGTGCCGGGTAAATGACCTTGACTTGCGCAGGATAAATCGCTGTGGTCCGGGCTTCCAGTTGATAGTTGGCTAAGCTGCTCATGGCTGTTCAGAAAGCTCCTTTTGTTCCGCGGCATAGGTGGGGCCGTAGCCCAGATTCGTGAGTCGCTCCTGCCGCAGCAACTCCTCACGCTTGCAAAAGCCCTTAAACTCATAAGGGCCGGGAAACTCGCCCACAACAAGCGAGTAGGTGTCAAGTCCATCGGACTTATCCACTTTTCCTGGAACAGCTAAAAGCTTGCCGTTCTTGTATTTGGTCGCTTTGACATCGACAGTAGTGCCGCATGGAAGAGTGGCATCATGCTCTGGTCGTTCATCCAGCTGTAAATCTGGATAGACATTGACCATCTTGCAAAATGCGATTTCTGCTGCGATTCCTTCCAGATCTGTTGTCTCACAGTCTTGCGGCCCCACCTTGCCGTCTTTCGTGTTGGACTGCCTATTTTTCATGTATCTGGACTTCGCTAGAAACTTGGCCAGCCTTTGCTCGGCCTCGTTCAATACGATCTTAGTCCCGATCTTTAAATGGCAGCTACTCACGACGCTACTCCTGAAGATACTACGGCTTGATTGGCAGCCTCGTCAACCCTTTCTGTTCTGCCACCACCGGAACCGTAACCGGCCCAAGGTTCCCCCACCGCATACTTGGAGACGACCCTGTCGATCCCCAACTCAATGATCTCATTCTTGAAATGCTGACATGTTGATAAGCCGGAGACGGGATGTTGGTCGTCGAAGAAAGAGCACAGACGACTACACTTCCAGTTCTTGGGATCACGGTCGAGAATGCGGCGGGGATGATTGTCCATTTTGATCTTTTCAAACTCGCGACGAATCATCTGAAGTGTGTCGGGCAAGTCTGACCGCTGCAAACACAAAGAGTAAGGTCCACCATCTTGGACAAAAAAGATTGTCATCAAGATATCATCGTTTGGATAAAGCTCGCACAAGGCATAATGATATAGACGAAGCTGGAAATCTTCATACATATCATCATATTCTTTAACTTTATCTTTCACCCAACATCGACGCTTGCCGGTTTTCCAGTCGATGTACTCAATCAGTCCGGGCCTGATCCTGGTGACAAGATCCATCGTGCCACGCAAGATCAGCTGTCCCTCATACTTGCGTCCATCCGGCAGGGAATATTCGTACCTCGCCCATTCGTGGGGCAGGGCTATCTCAAAATATTGTTCCGGCATGACGACATTGCGATTGACGGGAGAAAACATGCCGTCGTTAAACAGCAAGACATCCCAGGTCCATTGCTCGCATTTCTTGCGGTCGCCATTGGTCCAGGGATGGATAGTGCGTTCGGGGTTGGTGTAGTGATCCCAACCAGCAGCGATGGCTAATTCTGGAGTGAAAGTGGCTGTGTCGAATTCTCTTTCGACTTCGGGATCAGAAAAGGTTTTTTCTTTATTTTGATGGGCCAGTTTTTTGCGGGCTAGAAGTTCCAGAGCCTTATGGACGATGTTTCCAGACTCGGCTTTTTTGCCGGAAGGTTCTTTATGCCCCAAGTTACTGGTGATAAAGAACTTGTGTGGACACCAACCATAAGACCCTACGGAGCTAGACCGCAAAAAAGTTACAATCAACGGTAGCTCCTTCGCAAGGATTTGAGAGCAGCTTCAAGCTGTTCTTCACGAGTCATACCGATATTGTCGATCAGTACATTAAAAGAATAGTCATCTAAAGCGTTTTCGCTAGCATGATTATCGCCTTTTTCGCCACGAGTTAAGCCTATGACGATACCTCCCTCTTCTTTGATGGCATCACACTCGTTCGGGAAGCGTAAATCTGCGACGACGGACAGAACCTGGCCCTCCTGAGATTCCTCGTACTGGGCGATGGCGTTGAAGGTGGCGTTGATGTGGACGCGGCCATACATCTTGCGCAGGATTTCCGTGCCGAAATATTGCAGCACTTCACGGACAGACATCCGGCCAGTTGGACGCAAATCCCCCATCAGTTCGTAAGTCGGCATATTCTCCCAGCGGAGATGGCATTTCTGCTCCTTGTCCTCCTGGGTGCCGTAAACCAGATCAGCCGGAATGCCGAGCAATTCCACGGTCACCTTCTTGAGGGTGTCGGCAAAGTGGAAGACCTTGCCAGCAGCCAGATAGTTATTGATCCAATGACGGTGTTCCACGAGGTCGTGGGCGAGGGTGTCTTTGCCAGCCCCCTTCTTGCCTGCGATTCCGACCAACATCACTTGAGCCTCCCTAGTACCTGCTTGATCTCGTCCACAGACAAATCGGCTGGGTCTTTACCCTGTCCAGCTCGAGCCGCAATCACGCGGAATGACCTGGAAAGCTGGGCAACAATCTTCTGCGAGGCAATCTGTCCAGCCTCATCGTCATCCAGAAACACGATCACGCGACTGGCTCCGGAGGATTCCAGCAAGACCTGCTGGGCGTCACTCAGGGCAACGCCAAACAGTGCCACCGCATTGTGGTAACCAGCCTCCCAGAGGCGCCAAACATCGCAGGGTCCCTCAGTCAGGATGATCGTGCCTGAGCGACGAGCCTCTCTAAAAGCGACAAACTGGTTGTAGAGGACACGGGATCGGGAAAATCCCTCGGAGTGCCGCCACTTCGGCTGCATATCCCCAATCGCCCTGGCAGAGAAACCGACCGCCATCCGACCGGTGTGGTCATAGATGGGGACGACGGCCCTGCCAGCGAACGGCCCCTGTTTCGTGTCGCCGATATCGAAGTGGTTGAGCACTTCATCGCCAAAACCGCGCCCCTTGAAAAACTTGCTGGGGATCTCCATGCGGCTCCGCACGAGATCGCGACCCCATTTGCCGACAGGCCCGCTTTCGACCTGCATGATGCGGGTGGCCGTGACGAACTCCCGCTGGCTTTTGTCAACCTGGGGAATCTCTGCGCCTGGAGTGAGCGACAACAAGGCAGAGAGGAATTTCTCCGTCTCGTTGACCGTCGCCACCTTGTCGCCTTCAGCCACCCACCCGTAACGCTGGCGGGACAGGGCACCCCGCACAAAGCCAAAAGTGTCGTCCCGAAAAACCTTCTCGCAGCCCCTGGTGAAGCATTGCCAGTACCCCATGGAGGCGTTGTAGTAGACCCGACAGCCGGTCGGATTATCGCCGCCATGCACGGGGCACGCCGTGAAGAACGAGTTCTCGGCGGGCTTGTACTCCAGCCCAAGGGCGTCAAAGACTGTCTCAAGCTTTTGAGTGGCCGCTGCTGCTATCTTCCGTAGACGCTCAAAACTCTGGGGAGTCTTGGGGGGGATTGTCGAAGCCTGACCGTGTTGGTTTGCTGCGGAGTAGGCTGTTCCGCGTCGGTCCTTCCTTGAGTCTGCCATATTCATACTGCCCCTGAATGTTGATGTAGTCCCCACCCTCAAGCCCCTTGCCGTGGCGCGAAACAACCGGGATAAGCTTCAGGTTGTAACGCACGCCGTCCGGCCCCATTCCTTCTTCGGCCATTTCCTCCTGGCTTTTCCACTTGTAAATGGAGAAGTTTGAGCACAACCAGATGATGCGGTCTGAACCGCTAGCCGTGCTCGTGTCCTCGGCATTGATGCCGTCCCGGTTCAGCTGGACAAACGCCAGGACGGGGACTTGATAACGCACCGCAAAATTGTGCAGGTTGGTCATCAAGAATCCCAGAGCCTGGAATTCCGATATGTTCTTGGTGATGCTGCGGTCGTCCATCAGCTTGATGTAGTCGAACACGATGAGGGCTGGCTTTGTTTGTCCAGACTCATCGAAGCCGACATGACGATACAACCATCGCCGCATGGAGCCGACCGTCTCCTCAAAGGGCTGGCCAGCAATCGATGCGTAGTGGTAGGGGATATTCTTGAGCTTTTCCTTGGCTTCGTACACAGCCTTGGACTTCATCTCGTCGGCGGCAAACTTGCCACTCTT